TTCTTTTTCTTTTCTGAGATCTTTTTAACTTTTGGAGGAGATTTTTGCTCTTCTATGCGTTTGTTGCTCGTAGTAATGTCATTTACTCCAGAAACAATATCTTTAGCCTGATTTAAATTTGGGCCGTCTTTACTCCCTTGTTTGGCACCTGCGACGGCGCTAACACCTGCGCCAATAACAGCTCCCGCTACAGGAGCAGCAGCCGATAAAGCAGGGCCAACAACAGGAACTCCTGCAAGCAATGGTGCTGCTGCCTTTCCCGCTTTAAGGCCCGCCTTGCCTCCCGCAATAGCAGGGCCAACAGCACCAAGAACAGCGCCCTCTGTTGAGCCTTTCTTTTTTATATCAACAGGAGAGTGGCGAGTAGCTGAATGACCAGGACCAAATTTACGCATGATTTCCCCAAAGGGGGTGCCCACCCCCCTTAAGGGGGTGGGGCACCAGGTGGCTGTTAAGCCGGGAATGCAATCCCGCAAAGGATAGCATTTCGATTCGGCTCTTTGCAGACCAAGTTGTAGTACCAACGCACGAAGCCTTCATAGGCATCCTGGTTGCTAAGACGACTTAGAACATTGCCATCGAGATCGGCCATGCCGAAGCTCTGAAGCTCTGCAATAGTCCAGGTCTTGGTCTTTAAGAAGATCATAAGACCCTTGCCGCAGTGGCGACTCATCTTCAGCGGAATACCATTAAAGGCATAGCCACTGAATCCGGGATCACCCGTGCCAACGTCTCCAATTGCGCCCTTCTTAATTGAACCGGGAGCATTAAAGACAAGCAGGTCGGCATACTTCTGACGAATTCCAGGGTGCACATAAATGCAATCCGGATCATCGCCACCAAGCACCATGATTTCGTCCAGGATGCTTTGCATCCGACCGAAGTTAAGAGCTTGATTAGCGTGAAGACGAGCACCAACACTAATAGCTTGCACCGTCGAGCGGAGCGAAGCGTTAGCAGTTTGACTGCGGTCAACACCGAAGTGAGTGATGTTGCCAAGATTGCTGTAAATGCCGTCGTTCTCGCTATCGACACGTTGCTTAACAAGGCCAGCCGTAGCGTCGCCTACACCCAAAGCGTCATAAGGCGTAAAGGTGTTGGCACCAGCGAGAAGCATCTCGCCCCAACCTTTAACCTTAACCATCGTGGCAAAGTTGCCCGTGGTTTGAAGCTGATAGCTGTCAGTGGGGACGCCAAGAACGCGAATGGTAAGATGCGCAGCATCACCAGAAGCATCGCAAACAACAGCCTGAGCAGCGGTAGGAGGCGCACCGGAAAGAGCAACAACCGAAGTATAAGTATCGAGACGAATAAGATCGATATTTAACTTAGCAGCATGGGTAGCCGGAGTAGCACGAGTGCCAGCAGTTGACTGCATAGCAAGCAATTCGGAAATAATTTCTTTGTTGCCCGTAAAGCTATACTCGACATCCGCAGTTGCGGTTGCACCACCACCAATAGTTTGAGCAGCGTGCGTTTCATGCAGGAAGCCGACGCAACCACCACCGGTGAACATGGCTTGGTTAGCCTTGAGCTTGGTGTCGGTAACGAGGCCGTCCATTTCCGATAGAACATACGTCGCAAACGAATTGGCAGTCGTCTTCGCCGTCGAGATGGCGGGACCAGTTAAAGAAAAACGGCCATAAAGGAACTTGGCCGTCACGTTCAAGTTAACATAGCCCTGGGCACCAGCCGTTGGGAGTTGACCCAATTCAGCACGGTAGCCAGTTCCGGTGTTACGGGAAACGTGGACGGGAATAACAACCTGACGACCTTGCCAGTCGAGGGTTGACTTCGTAAACATTTGAACCATTTCAAGCTGGTTATTGAGAGATTCAATAATCGGCCCGAGATAGAACTCTTTTAGGATCGCATCGAGATCCGAAATTCTAACGGAAGACATTGTTGTCTAACTCCTGAGATATTCTATCATCGCCTCTCTAGCATCATCTGTGTTGCGAGGCTTCCATTCCTCTTCGCTAGAGCTTGATGTAGATCGTTTTCGTGATGGCCGAGGAGGTGCAGATGCAGTCTCTCCGGCCGCTTGATTTTCGCTGAGGTAACGAGCAATTGCTGCTTCCTCAACTTCAGCTACCCAGGCGGAGTAACGTGCTGCAACGTCGCCAGCGTTTTGGTTTCCATTCTCTGCTAACGAATCCCAGATGTACTCTTCTGGTACATTCGGGTGTTCGCTAAGAGCCTGGCTTACCTCACGCTCAAGTTCCATAGTCGCAAACTTAACCTGCATCTCTTGGGTTTGTTGTCGGAGATAAGCAATGTCATCAGGTTCCTCTGTATTAAATCCAGAGAAATCATCTTCATCATAGGTTGACTCTTGCTTTGGAGCCGCTGGTTTCTGACTAAGCCGTTGCTCGAGATCAGCAATTTGCTGCTCCCTTTGCTCAAGCTCAGACTGCAAAGCGTGCCGACGATCATTGATTTGTTTAAAGCGGTCATAAGGCACACGGTGCCCGCTTTCCTCTTCGTACTCATCATCATCGTCAGAAGCTTCAACTTGCGTTTCCTCTTCCTCAAACTCGTCGGAGGCTTCCGATTCCTCTTCTACGGAATGCGATTCAAGCTCTTCATGCTCTTCTTCGCTTTCGACTTCTCTACCCTCAAGTGCGGCCACAATATCTGCGTGAACCTGCTCACTCATCTCTTTCTCCTTCTACGAGGCGTAACGTGCCAAGACCCGATGGTTATAAGAGATCGCCAATTGCTCCTAAGATTTCATCGCCGCTATCTTTAGCAAACTCTGATTTCTTAGAAGAACTCCATAATCTTCCAGTATGCATTTCCCATTCAATAACCCCACGGATACCGTCAGGTCTGAATGTCTTTTTTACCTCTTCTTCGATGTCATCTACTTGGTCAAGGCCCATTAATGCAAGGCCTGTTGCCATGACCATATCATCATGCTGACCCGGCGCAGCCTCAACCTTGCCCCTGCCATTGTACTGTAAACGGTTTGCTTCTGTACGGAATCGAGGGCAGGTCGTATTGCACCATCCTCGAGTAATATGCTCGTACAATCGGTTGTAAAGCATCGGCCGGCTTTTCGAGGTGGTCATAAAACCTAAGCGGTTCTGCCAAGCATTTGTCACCTTATCGAAGCTAGAGGTGCGGTACATAAACGGATGACCCTCGCTCTGAACGTGGTCCTGGACTGCAAGCCCATAGCTGTTGGTTTCAATAACGAGGAACGCATTGTAGCGCTTTGCGTACTCAACGACTTTCCTCGCATAAAGACTTGGCGGGATGCGCTCATAGTAACTCGCCGCCATGCGGATGTTCTTTCGATCTGTAACATCCAAAATCATAAACGCACTGTAATCGCCACCAGGACTGCCCGTTGCAGTGTCTACGCCCATGGCGTAGACGCCGAATTTTTTTGGTTTCATGTATTCGATGTAGCCATCTTTGGAATCAAGAACATCAAAGTTGTCTGGAAAAAACGGAGCGCCCGTCGCCACAAAAGCATCGGTAGGCTCGGATGGGTATTCCTGATTAAAGATGTTCCAGTTGTTTGCACAGGCCGTGCGCAGCGTATTTACCATCCAGTTGAACTGGGGCTTGGTCAGTTTGTTTTTGTAACTGTACTCTAGCTCTTCTTCGGTAGGGTCATTAAACTTCGGCTTTTCCAGAATATAATCTGCGTCAAGCTTCCAGCTTAAGAACATCTTGCTGTAGCCGCTCTCGTTGCTCCACAAATCATAGGCTTCGTTCATGCCGTTAGCGGTAGACTCGAGCACAATCTTTGCGTCCTTGGTTCGGGCACCGAACAAAGACGCAATTGCTTTTTCCATGTTGGTCCAAAACGCATACTCGGACGCATGGATTAGATTGTAGGTGCTGCCTCGAAAGCTTTGCGAGCTAGCGGAGCCCACCCGAATGCTGCTGCCCGTAATAAACTTAATTTCGTTTTCTCGAGACCGGCTTGTCTCAAGTTTGAGGTGGGGAGGTAGATGCTTGTGAAATAAATGGTAGATCTCAAAGATTTTTTTTACTGCCTCATCGGTGTGCGCTACAATCGCAGTCCGAGTGTACTTGTTAAACAGCGTATGCCAGAAAAAATACGCCGCAATAATTGTCGTGCTGCCCAACTGACGCGCTTTAAGCAGCATCATATGGTCGTTGTCACGAATAGAGTCGACAATTTTAATTTGAGCAGGGTTTGGAACTAGGGACTTTAGCTCTGAGTCCTTAGTGACGATCTTTAAATACTTCTCTGAGAAATAAGAAAAGTCTTCACGGCAACGGATAATGTCCCGGCGTAACTCATCTTGATTCATGGGCAAGCATTTCTAAAATAATCTTGAGGTTGCCCTCAATGTCTTCAAGTTCTTTTTCTATTACCTCGAGACGGCTGCTAATGCCTTTAATGACCTCTAGTCGCTCGTCGTTGTAGGTAGAAATTACCTGGTCG